TGGGAAAGCGCCAACATTCCTCATGACGACAGAGCTCCCATGGGTTGTCCAACCGCATACCGTATTGGAGTTCCAGGGTTATGTTTTTCAAAACCATGGTACCAATCTCGATGTACCAGTAATTCATATCAAATATGACAAAATATCGATTGTTCTTTATTAAGAACTAAAGATATAATGTCTCTTTGTAGAATAGCTGGCACTCGATCGGTAGCGGCAGACAAGTCAAAACAAAAGAACTTCACAGTCCTTCCATTCTGTCTTTCCCGGATGGCTCATTCTTTCAAACGGTCCAATGGACCGGTTTGATTAAATGTACCATCCTCGGGTCTAAGTCTAAGGTAAGAAAAGATAGCCTCATGTAATGGTTTCAGTAGTGATTGACTTCAACAGTCAATAATAGCGAAAACCCTTACTTTTCCTGCTGCTTCTAACTTTTCTACTAATTTACCTAGAATTGGTTTCCTTCATGGGAGAATTATTTCTCCTATAAAGGCAACTGTTTCCATGTAAGTAGTGAGAAGAGATTGAGCCCCAACTATACGACACCCATTTAGAAAGGCTGTTTCTAGATTAGACTCGCTTAAAGCGAGGCAATCTAATTCAGCCCCTAAAGGTGAACGTCGATAATTGGGTCCTGCAGAGCCAGAAATATGAAAGTCCTTATAAGTTAATGTAAATCTATTTAATAGACCCATTTCTTCTAAGGCTACCCGCAATTCTATCTCAGACAAAGTCTGAGAGATCCCTGAAAAAGGATCTGTTATCGTTGATAACTTCAATTGACCGGGTGCTTTCATAGTACGGTATACAGAAAGTAAAGAAAGGACTACTCTTATACAATCCAGGTCTTTATCCTTCATTCGAAGGCGTAAAGAACCAGGGATTATAGAAGGTAATCCGGCTGTTATGGAGACGGGTAAATCTTTAGAGATATACTCCGGAACTCCCGCTACATATACTTGAACTAATCGTACACATTCCTTTAGATACTTAACTGTAAATAAAGGTCCATTCTTCTTACGAAGATGGAATATACGATTAGCAAGTAAGTAAGCCATCTTGAGATCCTTTGATCTAAGTAGCCAGAGTAGCAGACGACAGTATGCCTTCATTTGAGAAATATTCTCAATTCAAGCTGTACTATCTCTACTATTCCTAAATTTAAAGTGGTTTTGTTTCATGAAAATGAAATAGAATACACTAAGTTTAGACGCTCATTATGTTCTAGGAGCGAAGGGAATTCTCACCCTTTTAGCTATCCAATTATAGTCATACTGTAACCCTCTTTACTTTCACGTAGAGAGATACAGTGGACTCTATAATCTTGCCACATCACTTAGGTGACGGCCTGGATTTGGGAGCTAGCACTAGCCTCCCAGACTGAAGTTAATCAGTCCGAAAGGACTTGGATTCCTCCTATACGCTAAGGTTTTCACCTTAGATGTACTGGATATAGG